CGAACATATTATTGATGTTTGCGGTATACCAAATATATACCGTGGACCTAAATTAAATCCTGATTGGTATGGATGGCAAACGTGTTTGTCGAATTTAGCTGTTCCAGCACATCCATATGCACATGGTTTACTTTCGATTGCTATCCAAGATTATAAGGAACCTTTAATTAAGGTTTTCCAAAATGATCTTTGGAACAATGCTAGACCACTTACGGATCAAGAAAATTTGTGTGGTGTTCCAGGAAGGAAATTTATGGATGCTATTAAGTTAAATACATCTGTTGGTTTTCCTTTAACAGGACCTAAGCGCAATTTCGTCACTGAATTGGAACCAACCCCCGATAAACCAAATAACCGCGAACTCGACGTTGTCTTAATGGATGAAATTAAGAGGATTGAGGATTGCTATAGAGAAGGTAAGAGAGGTTACCCTATAGCTAAAGCATGTAAGAAAGATGAAATCTTAGCTAAAGATAAATGCAGAATTTTCTACGGAAATGCACTATCTTTGACTTGGCTTATTAGGAAATATTATTTACCACTCCTCCGAGTATTACAGATGAATCCGTTGTTATCCGAATGTGCTGTTGGTATAAACTCACATGGCCCAGAATGGGAAGAGTTTCACCAACACGCAACAAAATTCGGTATGGATCGTCTTTTTGGTGGGGATTATGGTAAGTATGATCAAAAATTGCCATCCCAATTAATCTTTGCAGCTTTGAGAGTTTTAATGGATTTCGCACGAGAGTGTGATTATACAGAAGAAGATATCAATATCATGGAAGCAATGACAGGTGACATTGTGTTTGCCTATATTGCTTTTAATGGAGATTTAATTGGTCTGACTGAAGGTACGCATATTAGTGGTAATTCACTAACTGTTATTATTAACGGTATTTGTGGTTCATTGAACTTGCGATGCTGTTTTTATTCGCAGTATGTACCAACCAAGTTTTCAGATCGCCTGAAATTTCGTGATTGCGTTGCAGCAATGACGTATGGTGATGATAATATTGGTTCAGTTAAGACTGGGGTTGATAAGTTTAATATCAAGATTTGTTCCCAATTTTTAGCTGAATATGGACAGGTTTACACTATGCCTGATAAAGAATCTGAACTTACGGAGTTTTTACCTCCTGAGGAGTTCGAATTCTTGAAGAGGGGTAGTGTTTATCATCCCAAACTTGGCGTGCATGTAGGTGCACTATTGGATAAGTCAATTTATAAATCGTTGCATTGTTTTATGCGTGGTAAGAACTGTCCTTTGACAGAAGAACATGCGTGCGCACAGAACATTGATGGAGCCCTTCGTGAGTGGTTCAATCATGGTGAAGATAAGTATGAGAAACAGCGACAACTGATGAAGGAAGTTGCTACCCGTGCTAATATATCACATATGTGTTCTGGTTTAGATCTCAGCTATAATGACCGAGCTGCAGATTGGAATGCCCAATACAAGGATGACGAAAGTCATCTTGTATAGGTAAGGTCAGTCACTTTGGAGACGTTAAATCCAACCCAGTTTCAATACTGATGGTTAGCAAAATTGATATATGTATATGGATACCGTGTTTGTTTTAATCTTTATATGTTTTGTAGAAAATTCATAGGCTTTGCATATATTAACGGTCCCTACCGGGGAGTTTTGTTCGAGTTCACCGTGCTCACTTGTAAATATGTCGTACCATATGAGTTAATCCACTCTATGGTCTGTAAATAAATAAATGGATTGGTAATATTTTTAAATATAAATTATGCCGGGATGTACAAGCCAACATAAGTTTTGGTCCCGGGGAAGCAAACGTACACAATAAATCTGTGTCGGAGACACAGTCAGCAGCGTCTGAAAATTCTAAATCTTCATTGAAAATAAAATTTAAACCGCAATCTGGTCCGGAAGGTACTACTGTTATGGAAGGTTCTAAACTTTCCACAGAACAGAATATTCTTTTTCGCGACCAAAATCCATCCTATGTTTATGGGGTGGATTATGTAGAAGACCCTACGAGAGGGTTACAGGATACTGATGATGCAACTCTCGATAACTTCTTTTCACGTCCCTTGAAAATTAGTACTCAGGAGTGGGGCACAGGCACCACTTTGGGTTATGATTTTGATCCTTGGCAATTGTATTTTGGAAATCCTCGTGTGATTAATAGGATGACAAATTACAATTTGATGCGTGCGAAGTTGCATTTAAAGATAGTGATTAATGGTAATGGATTTCAATATGGTCGTGCCATAGTTGGTTATCTTCCATTGGACAATTATGATCGCATGTCTACATTTGCATCGCTTATACCACAAGATTTGGTTCAATTGTCACAGTGTCCACATGTCTTCGTTGACCCTACTACGTCTACGGGAGGAGAATTGTGTCTGCCCTATTATAACCATTTCAACAATTCTTCTATACCGTTTGGTGATTATCGCAACCTTGGGCGAATATATGTTCGTTCAATTAATGCTTTGAAACACGCCAATGGAGCGGGAGATAAATGCACTGTGTCCATTTTTGCATGGGCTGAGAATGTGCAATTAAATGTTCTCACTTCTGTTGACGCTGTGACGTTGACCCCTCAGTCTGGTATGGAATCCAAGATGGGTAAGAAAAATACAATGTCTAAGTCATCAAAAGGGGGTAAAAGGAGTAGTTATGCCAGACAAGATGGCACGGCTGCTGCAGGTAAGGAAATAGATGAAGCTAATTCAACTGGTATGGTATCAGGGCCTGCAACTTCTATAGCTAAGGTGGCTAATGCATTGAGTGTAATACCTCAAATTGCACCATTTGCGATGGCAACATCTAAGGTTGCCGGCGCAGTTGGTAATGCTGCTAAAGCACTCGGATATTGTAGACTTCCTGTCACCAAAAATCCGGAGCCTTATAGGCCAACACCATCGTCTCAGTTGGCGACAACCAATACACCAGATACAGCTATTAAGCTTACGGTAGATGAGAAGCAAGAGTTGACCATTGATCCAGGGATAGCTGGGCTTGGACCAGAAGATCCTATGTCAATTCAGAATATAGCATCCCGTGAATCATATTTAACAAAGTTTACTTGGAACATGGGTACTGCACCTGAAACATTACTTTGGAATGCTAGAGTAGATCCTGTACAATGGGATGTGTCTGGTGGTATTCCTTTTGCATATCATTTCCCTGCTACAGCAATGGCAGCTCTTCCTTTTAAATATTGGACAGGCACTTTGAAATTTAGATTTCAGATTGTGTGTTCCGCTTTTCATAAAGGAAGACTAAAGTTTGTGTACGATCCAGTATTTTTAAACTCGAATGAGTATAATACGAATTATATTGAGATTGTTGACATTGCAGACACTCAAGATTTTACAATTGAGATTGGCAACGGACAACAAACAACATTGTTAGAGCATGCTTTGCCAGGTGAAGATCAAGTTTCACAACAGCATGGCACTCAATCTTTAGTATATCGACCTTACGGTAATGGAGTTGTTGGGGTATTTATTGTCAATGAATTGACTACACCTAACAGCACTGTAACTAATGACATTGATATTAATGTCTTCATATCTGCGGGAGATGACTTTGAAGTTTTCGTCCCTGATGATCACTTTCAGAAATTTGTTCTTAAACCACAAACGGCAAATAGCTCGACTTTGAATGAGCGTGCGATTGAGCCGCAGAGTGGGAATGAAATTGTTCCTGATTCGCAGGATACTCAGGAGCCTTCAGCTCCTGAGCATTCAATGAGTGATAATCTCGGGCCAGGTATACAAGATACACAGCACCTCAACAAAGTTTTTACTGGCGAAGCCATAATGTCTTTTCGTACTTTACTTAAACGATATAATTTATGGCGACGAGAAAAGACGAATGTTGGAACTTCACCTAACTGCACAAATATAAAAGTGACAAAATGTATGTATCCATTTTACCGAGGAAAAGTTAGTGGTGCAGTGGATCAGGGTGTTGCTTCAGCATATAATTATGTGAATACCGTTTTGTTGCATTGGGTCACAGTTGCTTTTTCTGGGTGGAGAGGTAGCATTAGGTATAAGTTGATGTTCGACAAGTGTTACCAGAATTCAACAGTTAATGTTGATTCTCGCGTGTATATAACCCGTGAACCGGTTTTTCCGTTTGGACAACCTACTTATAGTCGAGTTTTATCTAACAATGCTTTTACCTTTTCAGATGAAGCAGCTAGTGTAAAAGTCATTGCGGGTATGACTAAAGCTACTGGTACTAAAGGAATGTTGTACGCGAC